ATAGAGAACGTAGATTTTGATGAAGATTTAGATGCGCTGATCAAAGAAGAAGCTACACTATCCGACGAATTCAGAGGAAAGGCAGGAGCTATATTTGAAGCAGTATTAACATCTAAGTTAACTCAGGAAGTTGAAAGACTAGAAAGCGAGTACGCAAATAACTTAGAAGAAGAAGTATCTGATATGACTAAAGACATCGTAGAGAAAGTAGATGGTTACTTGAACTATGTTGTTGAACAATGGATGTCAGATCACGAAGTAGCAGTAAGTGCAGGGTTAAGAACTGAAATTGCTGAAGACTTCATGGCTTCACTTCAAAGAGTGTTCACAGAGCACTATATAGAAGTTCCAGAAGGTAAAGTAGACTTAGTTGATGAACTCAACGAACAGGTTACTGAACTAGAGGAAAATCTTAACAAATCAACTCAGGATAATATTGATCTACATCAGAAGGTTCAAGACTTTGAAAAAGCTGAAGTAGTAAGAGAAAATTCTGTAGGGCTTGTAGCAACAGACGCTGAGAAATTGGCATCATTGGTAGAAGATATTGAATACGATAACAGAGATAATTTTGATGTTAAAGTCAAAACTGTTAAAGAATCATACTTCAAAGATGGTATCGAAACACCAGCAGACGAAGCAGACAGTCTATTAGGAGAAGGAACAGTCGATGTAGACGTTTCAGATTCAATGGCCGCTTATACACAAGCTATAACAAAATATACTAAATAATAAACATATAGGGGAAACTAAAAATGTTTAATGCAGACGCAAATTTAATGGAAAAATGGGGTCCAGTTTTAGAGCACGACAGTGCACCTGAAATTAATGACCGTTATAGAAAAGCTGTTACAGCTAGACTATTAGAAAACCAGGAAATTGCTCTAAGAGAAGAAAGAGCTCAAGCACAAGGAAATTTCATTTCTGAGGCTGCAGCAGCTAACAAAACAGGTTCAGGTGTCGATAACTTTGATCCAGTTTTAATTTCTTTAGTTAGAAGAGCAATGCCTAACTTAATTGCTTATGATATCGCTGGCGTTCAGCCAATGAGTGGTCCTACAGGACTTATCTTTGCAATGAAATCAAGATACTCCACACAGGGTGGAGCAGAAGCGCTTTACAATGAAGCTGATACTGACTTCTCAGGAACAGGTACTCACCAAGCAGATCCAACAGGTCTACAAGGTGTATCTGACTCAGGAGATGCAGGTGCAGATATTTCTGATGAAGCAGACGTAGTATCAACATTTGGTTCTGGTCTTGCTACAGCAGATGCTGAAAGATTAGGAGTCGGTGAATCCGGTGATGGTTCTTTCGGTGAGATGGCATTCTCAATCGAGAAGTCAACTGTGACTGCTAAGTCAAGAGCTTTAAAAGCTGAGTACACAATGGAATTAGCTCAAGACCTTAAAGCAATCCACGGATTGGATGCTGAAGGTGAATTGGCTAACATTCTTTCTGCTGAAATCTTAGCTGAGATCAACAGAGAAGTTGTTAGAACAATTTTAACAAAAGCTATCATTGGTGCTAAACAGTCAAACTTGGCTGTTAAAGGTATTTTTGACCTACAAACAGATTCAGACGGAAGATGGATGGTTGAGAAGTTTAAAGGATTAATTATGCAGATCGAAAGAGAAGCTAATGAAATCGCAAAAGGAACAAGAAGAGGTAAAGGTAACTTTATCCTATGTTCTAGTGATGTTGCTTCAGCTTTAGCTGCAGCTGGTCTTTTAGATTACACTCCAGCTCTTTCAGTAGCACTGAATGTTGATGACACAGGTAATACATTTGCTGGTGTTCTTAACGGTAGAGTTAAAGTATACATAGACCCATACGCAACAGGAGACTTTGTTTGTGTAGGTTATAGAGGTGCAAACCCTTATGACGCAGGTATGTTCTATTGTCCTTACGTTCCTTTAACAATGGTTAAAGCAGTGGGTGAGAATGACTTCCAACCAAGAATCGGTTTCAAAACTAGATATGGTATGGTAGCTAACCCATTCGTAGCTGTTGATGGTGTAGGTGCTGACAGAGCTAACCAATACTACAGAATCTTCAGAGTTGACGATATGATGAAGTCATAATCTATAACTCATAGATTTTTTAAGGGGAGCTTCGGTTCCCCTTTCTTTTTTGTATAAATAGATATATGGCTACATTAACAACAAACAAAAACTTTTTAAGCCCTGTAGGGTTTCAATTTAAAATTAATAGTGACACTTATCCTAACCTAGAATATTTTAGTACAAGTGCTAGTTTACCTGATATATCAATTAACACAGCTGAACAACCTTTTAGAGGAACGACTGTAAAATTTACTGGTGATAGTATAACCTTTGGTGATTTTACTCTGAGAGTTAATTTACTTGAAGATATGGAAAATTATGTAGAGACATTTAATTGGATGCATAATGTAATTAAAAAAGGTGACCCTGAGGGTTTTCAAGAAGATGGTACATTATTAATACTCAACTCACATAATAACGTTTCAAAAGAAATACATTTCAAAGGTTTATTTCCTACATCTTTAGGTGGTGTAACATTTGATGCTCAGGCAGATTTTAGTTATGCTCAATCAGATATAACCTTTGCATACACAAGCTTTGAAATAAAATAGTTTACTTTTTGTGTAAACTGTGTTATAATATATACTATGAATAATTTACAAACAATATTAGATATGTGGAAAGAAGATTCCATTATTGATGAAATGCAATTAGACGAATCGTCTAGACAATCAGCTAAGCTTCATGGTAAATACCTAGAATTATTATCTGTTAATAAATTAAGACTTAAAAAACAAGAAGCTGAATTTAGTGTACTACTTAAAGACAAATGGTTGCATTATAATGGCAAGATGTCGCAAGAAGAAATAGACGAAAAAGGTTGGGATTATGATCCTCTTGGTGGTCTTACAGTATTAAAAGGTGATATGAATTATTATTACGATTCAGACCCTGTTATTCAAAAAGCAAAAGCAGCTATAGATTATACTCAAGAGATATGTGATGTTCTAAAAGAGATATTAGAGAATATTAAATGGAGACATCAGAATATTAAGAACATGATCGAGTGGAGAAAGTTTACTAGCGGAATCTAATGGAAACATTGGTTATCAAAAAGCTCAATGAAGCATTCATGTCTATTGAATGTGAACCCAGTGTTGAGCGAGAATTATCAGAACATTTCTGTTTCTTTGTACCAGGATATAAATTCATGCCTGCCTATCGTAATAGAATGTGGGATGGTAAGATTAGATTATTTGACCAAAGAAAGAAAACATTATATACTGGGTTATTTAAATATCTAAAAGAATTCTGTGAACTAAGAGAATATAATATAGTTACAGATGGAAAGATAGACGAAGAATTAAATCACGATATAGATACTTTCTTAGAAGATGTTGATCTAACAGCTGGTGGTCAAAAAATTATACCTAGAGATTATCAGATAGATGCTTTAAAGAAAGCCCTTACACATACTAAATCATTATTATTATCACCAACAGCCTCAGGTAAAAGTTTAATCATATATCTTGCAATAAGATATTACCTAGAATTCTATAATAAAAGAATATTAATTATCGTACCAACAACATCTCTAGTCGAACAGATGTATTCAGACTTTGCAGATTATTCAGCTACAGATGGTTGGAATGTAGAAGATCATTGTCATAAGATATACTCAGGTCGTGAGAAGTTTGATATAAACCAAAGGGTAATAATCAGTACATGGCAATCAGTTTATAAATTACCTCAACAATGGTTTCAAGAATTTGGAATGGTTATAGGTGACGAGGCCCACAATTTTAAAGCTAAATCTCTTACAACTCTTATGGAGAAATGTACTCAGGCTCAATATAGAATCGGAACCACTGGTACATTAGATGGTACTCAAACTCATCAGTTAGTATTAGAAGGTTTATTTGGTCCAGTATATCAGGTCACAACCACAAAGAAACTTATGGATAATAATGATCTATCTCAGTTAAAGATAAAGATATGTTTATTAAAATATAAAGATGAAATATGTAAGATGATGAATGGCCAGAAGTATCAAGATGAGTTGGATTTCATAGTTAAATATCCAGATAGAAATAATTTTATAACTCAATTAGCCCTTGAAACATGTAGAGAAGGTAATACATTAATCTTATTTCAATACGTTGAGAAGCACGGTAAGCCCCTGCATGCCCTTCTGGACGAAAAGATGAGTATAACTAAGGGTAAAAGAAAGCTTTTTTACGTTTCTGGCGAGACAGATGTAGATACTAGAGAACAAATAAGAGCCATTACAGAGAAAGAAGATGATGCTATAATCGTTGCTTCTATTGGTACTTTCAGCACCGGTATCAATATAAAGAGGTTACATAATATAATATTTGCATCACCCTCTAAAAGCCAGATCCGTGTACTACAAAGTATAGGTCGAGGATTAAGAAAATCAAATGATGGTTTAAATACTAATGTATATGATATAGCAGATGATCTACATTGGAAGGCCAGAAAAAATTACACACTACAACACGCAGCTGAGAGAATAAAAATATATTCTAAAGAAAAGTTTAACTACAAGCTGTTTGATTATAAATTATAAATAGATATATGGATAATAGTAAAATGAATATAAGGCATTTTAAACTCACCAATGGCGAAGAGATTATAGCCTTAGTTCAACAGAAGTTTGAATGTAGTTGGATATTAGAAAGACCAGTTTCAATCAATAATACTATGCTAGGTGGATATTCATTCGCACCTTGGTTTCCATTTTCAAATGCTAAAACATTTAAGATACTGAAAGAACACGTTTTGCAACACGTTCCGATCGCTGAAAAGGTTCAAGATACATATGTTCAATATGTGCTGAGTCAGCCTGAAGTGGCTACTCCGAATCATAAGAGCGATGAAGAAATACTTGCAGACTATGAACAGCGATTAGCTGAGAAGTATGCTGATGAAGGTGTACCATTAGATGATAAAGAAGAAAAGATTATACATTAATTATATTCTCTCCACCCCAGGTGACTTTATTATTATATCACAGAAATCGCGATGTGTAAACGGTTTTTAGTGAAATATTTTTATTTACATTTGCTAAAAACTGTGTTATAATATTAGATTATTATGGAGAATATAAATGTCTATTAAACCAAAAGAAAAACCTCATTACGTAAATAATAAAGAGTTTTCTGAAGCTGTTATGGATTATGCAATATCATGTCGTGCAGCTAAAGAGAAAGATAAAGAAGTTCCAAAGGTTACAGATTATATTGCAAGATGTTTTATTAAGATTGCCGAAGGGTTATCACATAGACCAAACTTTGTAAGGTATACTTATAGAGAAGAAATGGTTATGGATGCTGTAGAAAATTGCTTAAGAGCGATTGGTAATTATAATATAGAAACTGCAACAAGAACTGGAAAGCCAAATGCCTTTTCATATTTTACTCAGATATGTTATTTTGCGTTTATAAGAAGAATTACAAAAGAGAAAAGACAACAAGATATTAAATTTAAATTCATTGAAAAGATGGGTATAGATGATTTTGTTGCGATGGGTATGGACGAAGCGGGTGCTGAAGAAACAGCTGCTTATGTTGATACACTAAGGCAAAGGATTAGTCAGGTTAGACAACAAGATAACAAGATCAAAGAATTTGCTAAAGAAGAAAAGAAAAAAGAAAAACTAGAATTATTTTATGAAAAAACTAAGTAGTAAACAACGAGACTTTCAGAACAGAAGAAGAAAGAAAAGATTTTCAAAAGAACTGAGAAGAAAGGAAAAAAGAATTTTATTAAAAAGAGCTTATAGAAATCAAGCTATTAAAATGAAAAGAGAACTAAGAAAACTGAGAATGGGTTTATGAAGGTAGCAATATTAAATGATACTCATTGTGGTACTAGGAATTCGTCTGATATATTTTTAGATTACCAAGGAAGATTTTACACAGAAGTATTTTTTCCTTATTGTAAAGAACATAATATAAAACAGATTTTACATCTAGGTGATTATTACGAACATAGAAAGTTTGTTAATTTTAAAGCACTGAATACGAATCGTAAACATTTCTTAGAACCAATGAAAGAACTTGGTATGTCAATGGATATTATTCCTGGCAACCATGATGTCTATTATAAGAATACAAATGAACTTTGTTCTCTTAAAGAGTTATTAGGTTATTTTACTTCTAACGTAAACATCTGTATGAAACCAACTGTATTAGATTACGATGGTTGTAAAGTGGCAGTGTTACCTTGGATTAATAAATCTAATTATGAAGAATATACTAAGTGGGCAATGCAGTGTAACGCATCTATTCTTGGAGCTCATCTTGAATTAAAAGGCTTTGATATGATGCCTGGTATGCCGAATCCACATGGTATGAATGCCGACGTATTCTCAAGGTTTGAATCTGTATTGAGTGGTCACTTTCATACGAAATCAAGTAGAGATAATGTTCACTATCTTGGTGCTCAATTTGAAATGACCTGGGCCGATGTTGACGATCCAAAATACTTTCATGTATTAGATACAGAGACAAGAGAAATAGAAGCAATACGAAACCCTATAACAATATTTAAAAAGGTTGTATATGATGATACAAAGACTGATTATGATAAGGTCGATGTATCACAATTTGCAAAACAATTTATTAAATTAATTGTTATAAATAAAAATGACTTGTATATGTTTGATAAGTTTATTGATAGACTACAAAGCATAGATACATACGAACTAAAGATAGCTGAAAGCTTTGACGAGTATCTGGGAGACAGCGTAAATGACGAGAAAATATCCCTAGAAGATACAACAGAACTTTTAGATTCCTATGTAGAAGCAGTTGATACTGATTTAGACAAAGAACATATCAAAGTCGAATTAAGAAAATTATATACTGAAGCACAAAATCTGGAAGTTGTATGATACATTTTAAATCATGTGAGTGGAAGAACTTTCTTTCCACCGGTAATGACCCTATTAAAATTGAATTAGATAGAACACCGACCACTTTAATTATTGGTCAGAATGGTGCAGGTAAATCTACTTTACTTGATGCCTTATCTTTTGGTCTATTTGGAAAACCTCATAGAGATATTAATAAAGGTCAGTTAATAAACTCGATCAATGGCAAAGGGTCATTGGTGACAGTAGAGTTCGATATTGGAGGTTCATCTTTCAAGATCGTTCGTGGTATTAAACCAAATAAGTTTGAGATATGGCAGAATGGTAATCTAATTAATCAGGCATCAAACGTTCGTGATTATCAAAAATACCTAGAACAAAATATTTTAAAATTAAATCACAAATCTTTTCATCAGGTTGTGGTTCTTGGATCCAGTTCTTTTGTACCTTTCATGCAATTACCAGCATGGTCAAGAAGGCAGGTCATTGAGGACTTATTAGATATCAATATATTCTCCAAGATGAATATGTTATTAAAAGAAAGAAATGC